ACGTGTATGGGCATCAAGGAGGGCTGACGATGAATGATTATATTAAGCGTGATCATGTGATTAACGCACTCAATAAGCTATGTGGCAGAGTATGTCAATACTCAAAAGCGCAGCGTAAAGTGATGTGCGGCGCGTGCCCTTTAGGAAATGCGTTTACGGTGATCGAAGATGATAAAATGTATAAGGCCTGCATGAATTTGTTCGGACTATCTTATTCGCTGATGGACGAATTTAATGTGCATCGATACAAGATATTGGAGGTGCAAGACGATGGATGATTATATCAAGCGCGAGGACGCTGTTGTTTATGCTATTTCGTTGATTGATAGAATCTACGAGGGCACTGTTGCCCCGCGAGATATCCGCAAAGAAGTGAAGCAACAAGTGATAAATGAAATGAACTCTACCGAAATACTTCCAGCTGCCAACGTGCGGGAGAACGTGCCGGCGGAATGGCTCGATGATGAGATAAGACCGATGAGCGACCCACGACTTACTTGCTCTAACTGCGGATCAATAGAAACGCCGCTTGTGAAATGGAGATTCTGCCCAAGATGCGGCGCGGATATGAGAGGTGAGAAAGAAGGAGGTTCAGCGCGATGAATAAATACTATGTTTATGGCACGAACTCAGACCTCATCGAAATTGAAGCAGATAATTTTACTTGGTCTTATGCGGATGGGTATGTACTTTTCTCCAAAGAAGGAAAAGCCGTTGGAATTTTTCAACTGAGCAACATCGTTGGCGTTTACGAGATCGAGGAGGGTGATAATAAGTGAACGTACTCGGATGCATAAAAAAAAGGGGCGAGGACTATCAGCAGGGCTTTGACGCCGGGGTGAAAGAGGGCATTAAGGTCGCCATCAAGGTGAACCTGTTCCAAGTGATTCAGTTCCTCGGCGACAAGCGCGGATGGAAGCGTGAACGTATCATGGATGCGCTCCTGTGGATTCACAAACACGCTGAAATGCTCCTCGAAGATTATACGACCTTCCCTGAGGTCGAGGAAGCCGTCCTTGAGGAATACGGCATCAAATACGATAACGGCAGGTTTATTCTGCTTGAAGAAAAGGAGAAATGAGAAATGGAAATCATTGGAACGGTAGAGGCCGTTACCCTTGGAGAAGTCGCCTCCGGCGAATGCGTGGAATTCGGCGGTGATGTGTGGTTCAAAACCAAGCTTCAGAGCGGAAACAAATTTCTGTGCGCAAGAATCTGTGATGGGAAAACTGAATGGGTCCCTGAGGCATCCATTGTAACACCGATTATTGCGGAACTCAGAACGGAAGGCGTTTGTCGCTTTGTAAAGACAGAACCCCACGGCACTTGTTTCGACTGCCTGTATCACGAAAAAGATGAATGCAAGTGGAGATTCGATGAGGCTCCCGATGGGGATGATTTTTGCAGCTGTTGGGAGGAAAACCAGTGAACGGAATCAGGAAAGCCATCGTCAAAGCGATTCGGAAATACTACTGCAAATGCGGAAACCATGTGTTTTCTCCGGCTGTGGAGAATTTCTCCGACCCCCACCTGTGGAACAACAACGGCACGATCATCGGCGTGTATACTGTTGAAAACAGGTGCATATTCTGTGATGAACATTATTCAAGCCATGCGTTCGTCCCCATGCCGTTCGTAACTTGCGAGGGGTGTAAATATTACAGAGAGGGCGAACTCCTTGCGCCGACCAGGTTCTGTTTCAGATGTATCGGCAATGACGGCAAGCCTTTCGGCATGAATATGTCGGATATGGATTTCTGCTCATACGGAAAAAGAAAGGATGAGTGACGATGAGGATTGTGTATATCGCCGATGACGGAACGGAGTTTTCCAACAGAAAGCGGTGCGCTGAGTACGAGGAACAAATGGATCTTACCCACGTGAAAATGTTGGATGGGAACAAAGAACCGACCAATGCGGTGCAGGATGTTTTTTATGTGTACTTCGCAACTGAAAGAGACTATGGTGCATTTTTCAGAAATTGCGACCAGTTCGGCGTGGCTTGCCCCGACCGCTATGAACTCGGCTGTTGGATGTACGATGATTACGACTGCGAATGGCGCACCTTTGCGGAGGTTGAGGAACAGAAGCGGCAGGAACTGCAACAACTGGAGGAAATCCGCAGGATGCTCACGGAGGAATCAGCATGAACGTGCCAAAACAATGCGAAAATTGCGTTTTGCTGTATCGGTGCATGGAACTTGATTGCATGAAGGAAAAGCCGTGTTTGCGCCGTTTAGAGCCAAAAAAACTCGATCCCGACTTCGTGCAGGAAATGAGAGAGAGGGCAGGGATATGAGAGAATGCTTTCTTTGCGGCAAAACAGGCGTTCCGTTGGAACGGCATCATCTTATCGGGGGGACGGCAAACCGCCGTCTCTCCGAGAAATACGGACTGGTGGAATACCTGTGCGCATCATGCCATCGAACAGGAGAACACGCCGCCCATCGAGATCCCGAAACGGCAAAGATTCTGCATCAGTACGCCGAAAAGGTGTGGCTGAATCAGCAGAAAGCAACGGTCGATGATTTCATCAAGGTGTTCGGTAAAAACTATTTGGAGGATTGAAAAATGGGTGATTCTTTTGAAGAACAGATACAACGGGGGCTTGATTTGTTAGGGTTGAAGTCGTTTTTCTATGTGGCTGATGCTATGGGGGCGGCAGTGCCTGATGACACGAAAGATTTTTTTATTGCGTTGATTCGGAATGGTTGCCCGTTGGATGCGATTACGAAAACGATTGCGGAAATTGGAAAAACACAAAGGAGGGATGCGGAATGAATCCGATTCTTGTGATTGGGTTGATTTATATGCTGTTTGTTGCCATGTGTGGCGTCTTTGGAATCTTGGCGGTTGTTGATTGCTTCAGCAAAGAGGAACTTGAATTCAAAATCGGCATCATTCTGCTTAAATATGCCCTTATTTGGCCTTTTGTTTTGCCATTAATAGCGAAGTGCGTAACGGATCATTATAAGGAGGAGTAGTGATGTCTTGTCGGGTTTACTACGGAATGCGTCAACGCGGATGTTCCCCAGGATGTCAGCCGAAGGATGGGTTTATCGGCAGGGAAGCAGACCCCACAGGCAGGTATTACGATGTTATCGTGTACGATAGGGTGCTCTCCCATAAAGAGGAGCGGTATTACGACCTTGTTTTCATCGGGAAGGAGGAAACAGGATGACAACAAAAGAATTGAGGCTGTACCGCCTCATCTGCGGCGAGATCCAACAGCGCACGGCTCGGCTTGAACGCGACCGCCGTCATGTAACGGATGCGGTGCAGTCGGCAGCGGATTTCCCCTACAGCAAGCACACCGTTGTGGTCGAGGGTGATGTATATCCCTATCCTGCGCGGCCTGAGTTTGACCGCTTGGCGGTGCTTCGCGCCACGAAGAAAAATGTGGAGCGGTTTGTCGATGCGATTGATGATTACCGCATTAAACGCATAATCGAAATTCGGTACATCGAACCCTGCCACGAGCGCATTACATGGGAAAAGGTCGCCGACATCCTCAATGACGGTTCCACAGGCAATAGCCTTAAAATTGAGATATCTCGGTATCTGAAAAAAACGAAAAAGTGACACGAATGACACGCATGACACAGTAAAGTGTGGTACAGTGTATAATAGAGAAGTGGCGAGGTGAGACATGAAAAGCGATTTTGATATCATCCGTTGGAAGCTTCCCGATGGGGAAGTCCGAATATATCCGATTGCCGATGTACATTTCGGCGCGATCAATCACAACAGCGTGGCATGGACACGATTCTGCAACAAGGTCGCCGCTGACCCGTCTGCGTATCTCATTTTGGACGGCGACCTGCTGAACAACAACACACGTTCCTCCGTTGGTTCGCCCTGGGACGATACCATCAGACCGCGCGAAGCAAAAAAGATGATGGTGGAGTACCTTGAACCACTGAAGGATAAAATCCTGTGCATGACCTCCGGCAACCATGAAAGAAGAAGTCTGAAGGACGCCGATGACGACCCTACTTACGATATCGCCTGTAAACTGGATATCGAGGATGTATACAGACAGAACGCCGCTTTCGTCAAGGTCAGTATCGGCGACAGGACGAAGGGCAAAGGCAGACCGCATGAACCGAAAATCACATACCATATCGCGGTAACGCATGGGGCCGGCGGCGGCATTTATACAGGTGCAACGGTGAACCGCAACGAGCGGTGGGGCAACGTGATAGACGGCGTTGACTGCGTTATCGTTGGGCACACCCACAAGGGGACCGTAACGCGACCGAGTAAACTTGTTATCGATCAGCGGAACAATGTGGTCACGGTGCAGGAATACGTTGTAATCTCATGCGTGGCGTGGCAGGATTATTCCGAGTACGCCATGCAAAAGATGCTCTTACCGTGCAGAACAGCGAAACCGCAAACGCTTGTTCTGAACCCCAACGAAAAAGAGATTGCGGTGCTTTGGTAGACACGAAAAAAGGCGGAAGTCTTTTGCGGCGGCGGCTCGGTTTCATTCGCCGAGCTGCTGCTATTTTTTCTTATATGGCGGTAACACACCGCAAAAACGCCGTGAAGAAAGGGCGGTGATGCGGCGTGAATAACGATAATTTGTTGCGTGGGAATCCTGCAACGCAGTTTACAAGTGATGACAATGGGAACGGCCGTTCAGCGGTCGAGAATGGAAGGAAGTCCGGCGAATCACGCCGCAGAAAAGCAAACCTGCGGAAAGCCATGCAGGAAGCCCTTGAAGGCAAGTATAAAGGCAAGAACGGCGAGGAACTGACAGGGGAAGAGATCCTCATCAAATCCATCCTTGCCAATCTGTCGGACCCGAAGGGCAGGAACTGGGCGCAGGCGGCAAAGATAGCAATGCTCCTTACAGGAGCGGACAAGAGCGATGATGAAAAGGCTCTAATTAAAGCGGAGGCGAAGATCGCCAAGCAGAACGCAGAAAAGAACGACAACGGCGGCGATGGAGTGGAAATCGTATGGGGAAAGATAGAGTAATTTTATACGACAGTTTGTCCCCATCGTTTCACGATCTTGCGGACGATGTAGGAAAGCATCGGCATACACATTATGATTTGAGCGGCGGCAGAGGAAGCATGAAATCCTCCGCCGTTTCTTTATTAGTGCCGTCCCTAATCGTGGCGCACAAGGATGTTCACGCCCTGGTGCTTCGGAAAGTTGGCAACACGATTCGAGATTCCGTATATGCGCAGTATTTGTGGGCGATAGGGGAACTCGGCATGGCTCAGTATTGGGAGGCAAAGGTTTCGCCTCTCGAACTGATATACAAGCCTACAGGGCAGAAAATCATGTTCCGTGGGGCTGACGATCCCATGAAGATAAAGTCCATCAAAGTGCCGTTCGGTTATATCGGCATTACGCACTTCGAAGAAAAAGACCAGTTCGCAGGGCGGACGGAGATCAGAACCATCTTGCAGAGTACAATGCGAGGTGGTTCTCTTTTTTGGAATTTTGAATCGTATAACCCACCTATAAGCCGTGATAACTGGGCGAACATGGACAGTCTCGAACAAAGGGCTGACAGGCTTTGCCACAAATCGACCTATTTGGAAGCACCTGCGGAATGGTTGGGGGAGCAGTTCCTTGCCGAAGCCGAGTATCTGAGGGACACGAACGAAAAGGCGTATCAGCATGAATATTTGGGCATCCCTGTTGGAACAGGCTCGGATGTCTTCGAAAACGTGGAAATCAGAGACATTTCGGATGCGGAGGTGGAAACATACGACCGCATCTTGAACGGTGTAGACTGGGGCTATTTCCCCGATCCTTGGGCTTTTAACAGGTGCTATTACAACAGCGCACATCAGACCCTTTACATCTTCGATGAACTTGAGGAGAACAAGAAGGGGAACAGGGAAACGGCTGATATTCTGTTAAATCACGGTTTGACAAAAGAAGACCGTATCACGGCAGATTCCGCAGAGCCGAAATCGGTGGCGGATTATAACAAGTATGGATTAAACTGCCACGGCGCGATCAAGGGCGCAGGGTCCGTGGAGCGGTCGATGGTGTGGCTTCAAACGCTGAACAGTATCGTCATAGATAAAAAACGGTGTCCGAAGACGGCAAACGAGTTTCTTTCCTACGAATATGAGCGCAACAGGGAGGGCGAAATCATAAGCGGCTACCCTGATGCGAACAACCACCATATTGACGCCGTTCGATATGCAACGGAAAAGATATGGAACAAGAGCGGTTATGCCAAAAAGGCACAGCCGTATCGATCTATTTATATGGGGATGTAAGAGATGATAACATACCAGGATTTCTTAAAAATTCCGCAGGATGACAGGCATATCGGCGAGTTCGTCCGAAGCGTTATTGAAAATCACAAAAACAGCGACCTCTATAAGACGGCAAAGGTGGCGGATGATTATGACCGATGCCGGAACACCACCATCATGCAGTATCAGAAAATGATTACGCTTGTTACAGGTCAGCGTGTCCCCGATAAATACGCGGCGGTGCACAGAAGCACAACGAACTTCTTCAACGTCTTCACAACGCAGTTGAATCAGTACCTGTTGGGCAACGGTGTTCATTTTAACGAAGACCAAAGCGCAAAACTCGGCACGGATTTCGACCAAAGGCTTCAGAAGCTTGGCAAGTCGGCTCTGTGCAGCGGTGTTGCGTTCGGCTTTTATAACCTCAACAAACTGACGGTGTTTTCCGCGTTGGAATTCGCTCCGATTTACGATGAGGAAACAGGTGCGCTTGCCGCAGGCGTTCGCTTTTGGCAGATAGACGAAACGAAGCCGATGAGAGCAACGTTCTACGAGGTGGACGGATGCACCGACTTCATGTGGACGAAGGAACTGCCGGACAACTGGGTGCGCATTGATGACGGCGTATTCATGCGCCCGAAAACGCGGTATACATGGAAGACAGTTGGCGATGCGAAGGACAGGGCGGACGGCACTACGGAAATCGTAGACGGAGCACCGCTTGCGGAACTGCCCATTATTCCCCTGTATGCAAATCCCCATAAACAAAGCGAACTTGTTGGCCTGAGGGAGAAAATCGACTGTTACGACTTCATTCTGAACGGCTTCGAAGACGATCTCGACAACGCGCAGTTGTACTGGATGATTTCGGGGGCCGGTGGTATGGACGATGACGGCGACCTTCAGCGATTCCTTGACCGACTGAAGACGAACCGCGTTGTTGCCCCTGGGGACGATCAAAGTGTTGCCCCTGTGCAGGTGGAAATCCCCTACGCGGCGAGGGAAACCTTGCTTGAACGGCTCAACAAACAGCTTTACCGCGATGCGATGATTATGAACCCCGAAGATATCGCATCGGGTGCGACTACGGCAACGCAGATCCGCGCCACCTACGAGAGGCAGAACGTGAAATGCGACCAGTACGAATACTGTGTTCTCGATTTCCTCCATGAATTGATGCGCATCGCAGGTATTGACGATGAGCCAACCTTTACACGCTCCACCATCGTGAATGTACAGGAGGAGGTTCAAACGGTCATACAGGCGGCTTCGTACCTGAGCGAGGATTATATCACCCAAAAGGTGCTGACCATCTTCGGGGACGGAGACAAGGCCGAAGAAATGATTGCCCAACGTGAGGCAGACGGCATTGACCGCATCACGCCGGAGCAGGGGCAGGAGGAACAGAACCAAGAGGAACAAACAGAGGTGTAACGCATGGCAGATCCGGCGCACGTTCAGACGGATGCACTCATTGAGGAAATCGAAAGAAAACTGAGAAAGCAGTATGCCAGGGCGGCGCGTGAGATCGAGGAAAAGCTTGAGAACCACCTTGACGGCTTCCGTCAGAAAATAGAAGGGCGGAAACAGGCCCTTAAAGACGGCGAAATCACTCAACAGGAGTACAACAACTGGTTTTATGGACAGATAATGACAGGTCGGCGGTGGCAGACCTTACAGGCGCAAATTTCGGACGATTTGCTGAACGCAAACGCTATCGCACGGAAAACCGCCGAAGGATACAAGGCTGATGTGTATGCTCTGAATGTGAACTTTGCCACCTATGATGTGGAACACGCAGGCCTGCTCGACACCAACTTCACCCTTTACGACAGGGACACCGTAGAACGGATCATGCGCGAAGAACCTCAGCTGCTCCCTCCGCCGGGGAAGCTTGTCAAAAAGGAAATCGCAGAAGGCAAGGCGGAGCGGTGGAATCTTCAGACCTTCAATTCCGTGATGATGCAGGGCATAGTGCAAGGTGAATCCGTGGAAAAGCTTGCAACAAGGGTCTCCACGGAACTGTCCTCGCGGAACTATGCGGCGTCCGTTCGGTATGCAAGGACGGCTATGACTTCGGCACAGAACGCAGGTCGATATGAGGGCTACCGCAGGGCGCAGAGCCTTGGCGTTCAGCTTAAAATCGAATGGAGCGCAACGCTCGATCAGCGCACACGGCACGATCACAGAATGCTCCACGGACAGCGCAGGGAGATTGACGAACCATTTGAGGTGGACGGAATCAAGATTCTGTACCCTGCTCAATCAGGCCCCGGCTCTTCCGATATCCCTCAAAGCATGATATGGAACTGCCGATGCACTCTGCTTGCATGGGTCAAAGGCTTTGAAGGCGATACCGTTAAAAGCAGTCCGAAAATGGGCGACATGACCTTTGAAGAGTGGCAAGAGATGAAGGAGGACGATCCGCGATACAAGGCGGAGCGGTACAAGAAGGGCGACCAAGAGCAGTATACGGATTACAAAAAACTGCTCGGCAAGAATGCGCCAAAGTCGTTCGGCGAATTCCAACAGGTCAAGTATAATGACGCTGAGAAATAC